CAGGTGTCAGGAAGTTGCCGTGGATCATGAAGCCGATTTGAATCCTTCACGAATCACCACGCAAGCGCATTTTTCGACAGCCGACAGAGTCGGGGTATACTTGGCGTCGGTGGGCTTCCAGTTCAGCGGCTGGCAGCCGAGGCGCAGGTCGCGGTCCCAGAATTCGAGGATCTGCTGGTTGGAATAGCCCTTGCCCCGGAAGTATTCGAAGTCGGTCCGCGACCACTGCGGATGGGCCTTCAGGGCGGCGGTGGGGCGAACGGTCAAGGCCATGTTCACTTCGCCTCCTGGCCGGCTGCGTAGGCGGCTTCCAGGGCGGCCTTGATGCCCCAGACCGAAAGCTCGTGGAAGTCGAGGCGGTCGCTGTTGCGGGTCTCCAGGGTTTCCATGTCCAGGATGGTGGCAGCGATGTTCGCCAGGGCTTCGTCGCGGGTTTGCATCGTGGTGTCCCTCCGTTTTGGTGGACCCAGTAACGCTCTCCTGCGCAGGCTTATCAAGTCGATTACTCAATCATTTTCAATGGATTAGAGCGATGGACCAATCCCGCCGCATGTCGTTGGCCGAGGCCATCGCCAACGTGGTCATCGGCTACATTCTGGCGGTGGCGACGCAGGTGGCGGTGTTCCCGCGGTTCGGTATCCGCATCGCCATCTCGGACGATTTGGCCATCGGCGGGATCTTCGCCCTGGTGTCCCTGCTGCGCGGTTTCGTCCTACGGCGGGTCTTCGAGCGATTCCGGTGAGGGCTTGGATTCGGGCGCGCCCGAATCTACTGTTCGAAATCGCGTCCAAGAAAGGTTTCGTTAACCATGTCCAAGTCTGCCCTCTCGAAGTCCGTCCGCGAGGCCACCGGCTGCACCGTCGCCCAGGCCGATGCCGCCGTCGAAGCCATGCTGTCCACCATCATCGACGGTGTGAAGACCGATGGCAGCTTCCGCCTGATCGGCTTCGGCACCTTCGCCAAGGCCGAGCGCCCCGCGCGCCAGGGCCGCAATCCGAAGACGGGCGAGGCCATCGACATTGCCGCCTCCACGAGCATCAAGTTCAGCACGGCAACGGCGCTGAAGAAGAGCCTGTAATGCCTGTCGACGCTGACATCGTATCGCGCAGGGCGACCGGCCTGCTTCAGCGACATGGCAGCAAGGCAGTGGCGATGGCAGCAGAGGAAGCCGAAAGCGCGTCGAGGGCCGGGGATCTGCCGGCCCTCGATCTGGCTCTGATGGTGCTGACCGAGGTCGAGCGCCATCAGGCGGCAACGTCCAACTTGTAGACCCGGCCGCGCCCTTCGACCTTCTCGCTGGTGACGGCGAGACCCAGCTTCTTCTTCAAGGCCCCGGCGATGGCGCCCCGCACCGTATGGTGCGCCCATCCGAATTCGGTGCTGATTTCTTCGATGCTGGCGCCCTCGGGACGCTTCAGCAGGGCGATCAGCGCCTCTTGCTTTGTGCCCTCGCGGGTCTTGCGGGCGGGTTTGGCTTCATGCGCGCCGTGGGCGCCCGTGGGCGGGGTTTCGGGTTGCTCGGCCATGTCCGTCGCCGGTTCCTCTTCCGGCGCTCCGTCCGCGCCCGTGTCGCCGACGATGCCCAGTGCCTCGTAGGCGGCGGGAGTGGCGCGGAGCGTCAGCGGGGTTCCGTCCTCGTCCTCGCGCCAAACCGGGGCGCCCGGTTCGGCGGGAGTTTCCTCGGCCAGTTCCTTCTTGATCAGGCTGTTCAGGACCATGTTGACCGCGCCGCCCTTCAGGGACGCGGTGACGGGCAGGAGGTTGCCGTCCTCGCGGGCGCAGGCGGCGGACAGGATGACGGCCTGAGTATCGGAAAGCTGAATCTGGGTCATGACGTATCCCTCTGGGCTGGCGGCGCGGGCAATCCGCGCCTGTACCACCCCGAGCCCCGCCGGGGAGACCCGGTCGGAGCAGAGGGGGAAAGCCCCGATCAGGCGACGTCGGTCAGTATCTCGAAGTGGGTGACGAACCCCGTCAGATAGGGCAGCCCGTGGGGGATGCCGGTGTCGCGCGATGTGTTCCGGTTGATCTGCCAGCCGATCCAGCGGGCCACCGCCGCGTCGATGGCCGTCGCCAGGGGCTTGCCGGCGAAGAGGCCGTTGGCAACGTCGTCGGCGAAGTGGCGCCCATGCGTGCTGTCGAGGAAGTCCCGCACCGCGATGTCGGGGCAGCCGGTGGCGGCTTGGATCGCGGGCATTGCCAAATCCCATGCTGCGGCGGAATCGGCGTGGTGGCGGATGGTTCCGAAGAAGCCCCAATCGGGGTTGTTGGTGGGCAGGGCGGGCATGGTGTCCTCCGTTGTTCGTGGGACCATCAATCACTCTGCGGGCGGGACACATCAACCGGATAAGTGTCTTCTTTCATTGCTTTATCGAGCGACATCCAGCCATGGGATTATCCGTCCGTGAATACGCCCGCAGGCGCGGCGTCAGCCATACCGCCGTGCGCAAGGCGGTGCAGACGGGGCGCATTCCGCAGGAGCCCGACGGCACCATCGACCCGGCCAAGGCCGACGCCGCCTGGGATGCCCGGACCGATCCGGCCAGGAAAATGCCGTCGGCCCCAGTATCGGCGGCGATAGCCGCTCCGCCGCCGGTCGCCCCTGATCCGAAGCCGACAGCATCGCCACCGCCCGCACCCTCCGGCGCCACCTTCGCCCAGGCGCGGACCATGCACGAGGTGGCCAAGGCGCAGAAGGCCAGGCTGCAGGTGGATCGCCTCAAGGAGGAGGTGGTCGACCGGGCGCGGGCCTCGGCCCTGGTGTTCAAACTGGCCCGCCAGGAACGCGATGCCTGGATCACCTGGCCCGCCCGCGTCGCGGCGCAGATGGCGCTGGAGGCCGGGATCGACGCCCACACCATGCAGACCCTGCTGGAAACCTATGTGAGGGATCACCTTGGGGAACTCGCCGCCCTTGAGCCGAATTTCCGATGACACCCCGGGCTTCCGGGGATCGGATGTCCTGCTCCAGGCATGGCGGGACGGATTGCGGCCCGATCCGCTGCTGACGGTGTCGGAATGGGCTGACCGGCACCGGGTGCTGTCCAGCCGCGCCTCCGCCGAGCCGGGCCGCTACCGCACGGCCCGCACGCCGTATCTGCGCGAGATCATGGACTGCCTGTCGCCGTCGCATCCCTGCCGGCGGGTGGTGTTCATGAAGGGCGCCCAGGTCGGTGCCACCGAGGCCGGCAACAACTTCCTGGGCTTCATCATCCACCATGCCCCCGGCCCGGTGCTGGCAGTGCAGCCCACCGTCGAGATGGCCAAGCGCAACTCGCGCCAGCGCATCGACACCCTGATCGACGAAAGCCCGATCCTGCGGGAACGGGTCAAGCCGGCCCGCTCGCGCGACGCCGGCAACACCATGCTGTCGAAGGACTTTCCCGGCGGCACATTGGTGATGACCGGGGCCAACAGCGCGGTGGGGCTGCGCTCCATGCCGGCGCGCTACCTGTTCCTGGACGAGGTCGACGCCTATCCCGCCTCGGCCGACGAGGAGGGCGATCCGGTGGCGCTGGCCTGCGCCCGCATGGCCACCTTCGCCCACCGGGCCAAGGCGTTCCTGGTCTCGACGCCGACCATTCGCGGCCTGTCGCGGATCGAGCGGGAATTTGAGGCCAGCGACCAGCGCCACTTCTTCGTGCCGTGCCCCCATTGCGGCGAAATGCAGTGGCTGAAGTTCGAGCGGCTGAAATGGGACAAGGGCCAGCCGGGCAGCGTCCGTTACGTCTGCGAATCCTGCGACCAGCCGATCACCGAATCGGCCAAGGCGGGAATGCTGGCCGCTGGCGTTTGGCGGGCCACGGCGGTGGCCGAGGATCCCGGCACCATCGGCTTCCACATCTCGGCGCTGTACTCGCCGCCCGGCTGGCAATCCTGGGAGAGCATCGCGCGGCTGTGGGAAGCGGCGCAGGGTTCCGACGACGCGCTCAGGGTGTTTCGCAACACCGTGCTGGGCGAGACCTGGGTCGAGAGCGGCGAGGCACCCGATTGGCAGCGCCTCTACGACCGCAGGGAATCTTGGGCCAACGGCACCGTGCCGGCGGGCGGGCTGTTCCTGACCGCCGGAGCCGACGTGCAGAAGGACCGCGTCGAGATCGACGTCTGGGCCTGGGGCCGCAATCTGGAAAGCTGGCTGGTCGATCACATCGTCATCGACGGCGGGCCGGAACATGCCGAAACCTGGACGGCGCTGGAGCGGGTGCTGGGGCAAACCTGGACCCACGCCAGCGGCGCGGCCCTCAAGATCGCCCGCCTCGCCATCGACTCCGGCTATGAATCTTCGGCGGTCTATACCTGGGGCCGCCGGATGGGCGTCGGCCAGGTGTCGCCGATCAAGGGCGTGGAGGGCTTCAACCGTTCCAGCCCGGTGTCCGGCCCCACCCTGGTCGATGCCACCGAAGGCGGCAAGAAGGTACGCCGCGGTGCCCGGCTGTGGACGGTGGCGGTGTCCACCTTCAAGACGGAAACCTACCGTTTCCTCCGCCTCGAGCGCCCTACCGACGAGGAATTGGCCGAGGGTGTCCGTTTCCCTGCCGGAACGGTGCATCTGCCATCGTGGGCCGAGTCGGAATGGTGCAAGCAGTTCGTCGCCGAGCAACTGGTGACGGTCAAGAACCGACGCGGCTTCTCCAAGCTGGAATGGCAGAAGCTGCGCGAGCGCAACGAGGCGCTGGATTGCCGGGTCTATGCCCGCGCCGCCGCCTGGATTGCCGGTTCCGACCGCTGGTCGGAGGCCAAATGGCGCGATCTGGAAGCGCAACTGGCCGTGATCGCCAGCACCAGTGAATCAGAGGCCGGGCAGGTGCGCCGGATCGCCCGCCGTCCCCGGCGGATCATCAAGTTCAGCGGGATGCACTGATCATGACCCTCGACGAAATGAAGGCCGAACGCGAACGGGTGCTGGCGCGGCGCAATTCCCTGGTGGCCCGCGTCACCGTCGGAGACCGCACCGTCCAGTACGACCTCACCCAGGCCAACCATGTGCTGGCCGATCTCGACCGCCGCATCGCCCAGGCCGAGGGCAGGAAGCCCCACCGCCGCATTCTCGCCGTCGCCACCAAGGGACTGTGACCATGCTGTCGGGACTGCGCAGGAGGATCGGCGCCCTGATCGGCGGCTTCGAGGCCGCCCAGGGCAGCCGCCGGCTCAAGGGCTTCCAGCCCAGCCGCGCCCACGTCAACACCCTGATCGCCGCCGCCGGTTCCGACATCACCGCCCGCGCCCGCTATCTGGTCCGCAACAACGGCTATGCCCTCAACGCAGCCGAAAGCTGGACCGGCAACGCGGTGGGCACCGGCATCAAGCCGTCCTCGCTGATCGCCGACAAGGATCTGAAGACCCGTGTGCAGCAGCTCTGGCTGGCCTGGACCGATGAATCCGATGCCGAGAATTTGACCGATTTCTATGGCCAGCAGCGCCGCGCCGCCAGGGAAGTGTTCATCGCAGGCGAAGTGTTCTTCCGCCTGCGCCCCCGCCGTCCCGAGGACGGCCTGACGGTGCCGCTGCAGCTTCAGATGCTGCCCTCCGAGATGCTGCCGTTGACCCGAACCGAGGTTCTTCCCAACGGCAACGTCATCCGCCAGGGGATCGAATTCGACCGCATCGGGCGACGGGCGGCATATTGGTTCCTGCGCCGCCATCCCGGCGATCTTACCGACCCCGGCATGGTCGGCGAAATGGTGCGGGTGCCGGCCGCCGAGATCATCCATGTCATCGACCCGGTTGAATCCGGCCAGCTTCGCGGCGTCTCCCGGCTGGCCTCGGCCATCGTCAAGCTGTTCCTGCTCGACCAGTACGACGACGCCGAACTGGAGCGCAAGAAGATCGCGGCTATGTACGCCATGTTCGTGATCTCTCCGGCTCCGGCCGACGTGATCGACTTGGTGCCTGCTGATGACGGCTCCGGCGACCGCATTGTCGAGGTCCAGCCCGGCCAGGTGGTCCCGCTGGAACCGGGCGAGCAGATCCAGACTTCGGCTCCCGCCGATGTTGGTGGGTCCTACGAACCGTTCGAGTACCGCACCCTGCTGCAGATCTCCGCCGCCACCGGCATCCCTTACGCCTATCTCAGCAACGACATGCTGAAGGCCAATTACTCCAACTCGCGCATGGCGCTGCTGGAGTTCCGCCGCCGGGTCGAGGCATGGCAGCACTCGGTGATGGTCCACCAGATGTGCCGGGTAGTGTGGCAGCGCTGGCTGGATGTGGCGGTGCTGTCCGGGGCGCTCGACATTCCCGGCTATGAACGCAACCGCGCTGGCTTCATCGCCTGTTCCTGGCTGCCGCCGAAATGGGACTGGGTCGATCCGCTGAAGGACGCCAAGGCCGAGATCGAGCAAATCGGCGCGGGTTTGAAAAGCCGCACCCAGGCCCTGGCCGAGCGCGGCTACGACGCCGAGCAGGTGGATGCCGAGATCGCCGCCGACCGGGACCGGGAACAGCGGCTGGGGCTGTCGTTTGGCTCCGATCCGTCGCCGCTCTTGCCGCCCCCACCGACCCCGTAAGGGCCGACATGCACGATCTGCCCCATCTCGCGGCCCGGCTCTACGGGACGCCGCTGCTGGTTGCCCGTTCCAAGCTGGACGTCATCCTCGGCGCGCTCGGCCCCCGGCTGGCCGGGCAGGCACTGTCCTTCGACGGTGAAGCTGTTCCGGCGGCCACGGTCGAGGTGACGTCCGACGGCATCGCTATCGTGCCGGTGATCGGCACCCTGGTGGCCCGCTCGGGCTATCTGGGTGCCGCCAGCGGCCTCACCGCTTATTCCGACATCGCCGATACCATCGAGGCGGCAGCCACCGATCCCGGCATCCGCGCCATTCTGCTGGATGTGGATTCCTCGGGCGGCGAGGTGGGCGGCCTGTTCGATCTGGTCGACCACATCCAGGCCATCCGCGCTCAATGCGGCAAGCCCATCTGGGCGGTGGCCGACGAGGCGGCGTTGTCGGCGGCCTATGCCATCGCCTGCACCGCCGACCGCCTCTACGTCACCCAGACCGGCGAGGTTGGGTCCATCGGCGTGGTGGCCGTCCACCGCGACGAGTCCGGGGCCGATGCCCAGGCCGGGCTGGCCTGGACCTTCGTCCATGCTGGGGCGGCGAAGGTCGATGGCAACCCGCATCAGCCGCTGTCCGACTCTGCCCGCGCCACGCTCCAGGCCGACGTGGATGCCCTTTATGGCCGGTTCGTCGATCTGGTCGCCAAGTGCCGCAGAAAATCCCCCGCGGCCATTCGTTCCACCGAGGCCGCCGTTTATCGCGGCGACCAGGCGGTGGCTGCCGGGCTGGCCGACAAGGTCGGGACCCTGCGTGTCGCCCTGGCTGATCTCGGGGCCGTGCTGGCCCGACCCACCGCTTCCCGCCCCATCGCCGCCCGAAAGGAAGTCCCGATGTCCGAATCCCAGGGGGAAATCCCCGTGATCGCTGCGGTGCCCCAGCCGCAAGTTCCCACTGCCGATCTGGAGCAGCGCCTGCGGGCTGAATATTCCGAGATCAGCGCCATCGCCGCCCAAGCCGCCCGCCTGGGTGTGGCCATCGATCCCGCCGACGCCATGGCCAAGGGCATCCGCCCCGAGGCCCTGCGCCGCACGGTGCTGGATCAACTGGCCGAGCGGTCCGACGCCACCGACGTGGTGGCCGCCGCCCCGACGGCTGCGGCTTCCAAGGCCGAAACCGAAAGCCCCATCGTCCGACGTGCCCGCGAAGCCGCCAGCCGCAAGTAACGGAGATCACCCATGTCCGTGCTGACCATGGCGCCCACCCTGGGCGACCTCCTCAAGTTCGAATGCCATCCCGGCTATTGCCGCGAGACCGTAACCCTGAAGGCGGGCACGTCCTATCCCCTGGGTTCCGTGCTGGGCCGCATTGCCGCCAGCGGTGAATACCGCCTGTCCCCCGCCGCCGAGGTGGTTGGCGACGAAGGCGCCGAAACCGCCATCGCCGTGCTGCTGCAAGCCGTGGACGCCACCGATGGCGTGGCCACCGGCCTGATCGCCGCCCGTGGCCCGGTCATCCTGGCCGATGCCGCCCTGGTGTTCGACGCCTCGGTCGACCGGCCCGCCGAACGCACCGCCAAGATCACCCAGCTTGCCGCCGCCGGCCTCGTCGCCCGCACCACCGTCTGATCGGAGTCCCTTTCATGGTCGAGATTCTCAATCCCTTCGACGCGGGCGGCTATTCGCTTGCCGAGATGACCCAGGCCATCAACATCCTGCCCAACCTCTACACCCGGCTCGGCCAGATGGGGCTGTTCCGCTTCGAGGGCGTGACCCAGCGCAGCGTCATCATCGAGCAGGCCGAGGGCGTCCTCAACCTGCTGCCCACCGTGCCGCTGGGCGGCCCGGCCACCGTCGCCAACCGCGATGCCCGCTCCATGCGCTCGTTCACGGTGCCGTGGATTCCCCATGATGATTCCATCACGCCGCAAGACGTCCAGGGCGTGCGCGGTTTCGGCGTCGCCGATGCCGCCGATCCCCTGGCCACCGTCATGGAGCGCAAGCTGACCCGCATGCGCTCCAAGCACGCCCAGACCAGGGAATTCATGGAGGTCAACGCGCTGAAGGGCATCGTCCGCGACGGTGCTGGCAGCACCCTGTACGACTATTTCAGCGAATTCGCCCTGAGCCGCCAGCAGGTGGATTTCACCCTGGGCACCGCCACCACCAACGTCCAGGCCAAGATCCGCGAGGTTTTGCGCAAGGTGGAGACCGAACTGAAGGGCGAGACCATGACCAGCGTGCTGGCCCTGGTCAGCCCGGAATTCTTCGACAAGCTGATCGGCCATGCCAAGGTCGAGCAGGCATACCAATACTTTTCCTCGACCGGCGCCCAGCCGCTCCGGGAAGACGTGCGTCGCCGCTTCCCCTTCGCCGGCATGGTGTTCGAGGAATACAGCGCCACCGTCACCCTCTCGACCGGTGCGACGGAAACCCTGATCCCTGCCGGTGAGGGCATCGCTTTCCCGCTGGGCACCATGGACACCTTCGTCACCTATGGCGCCCCGGCCAATCTGATCGAGACGGTCAACACCCTGGGTGTGCCCATGTACGCCCGGCAGCTTGCCCGCCAGGACGGCAGCGCCATCGACGTCAAGACCGAGGCGTCCATCCTGCCGGTCAACAAGCGCCCGCGTCTGGCAGTGCGCCTGTTCTCGGGCAACTGATCGTGACGGCCTTCGCCGACGCCTTCGACGACCTTTTCGCAGATCCAAACATGGCCGTCACCGTCAGCTACCAGGGCCGGTCCATTCGTGCCCTGGTGCGGCGGCCCGACCGCGACATCGAGTTCTCCGACATCACCGTCCACACGGGGACGGCGGTGTTTGAGATTCGGCGGCGAGAGATTCCGGCACCCCAGGCGGGGGATGTGATCGTCCATGACGGCGACAGCTTCGTCGTCCAGGGTGAACCCCGCCTGGATGCCGAACGGCTGATCTGGACCTTGGACACGAGGCCGGGATGAAACTGGCGGCTGCCATCACGGGCGATCTGCGCAAGATCATGGCCGAGGAGGTCAAGGCCGCCGAAGACGCCGTCACCGCCGGGATGCGGCAGGCCGCCGACGGCCTGAAGGCCGATTTGCGGCGACAGGTCACCGAGGCCGGCATGGGCCAGCGCCTCGCCAACACCTGGCGGGCCGAGCTTTATCCCAAGGGCCGGAAAAGCATCAAGGCGGCGGGCTTCGTCTTTACCAAGGCCCCCACCATCATCCGCGCCTTCGATCAGGGTGGGGTAATCAAATCCAAACACGGCTTCTGGTTGGCGATCCCCACCGGAGCTGCCGGCAAAGGTGCCCGAGGCAAACGCATGACACCCGGCCTGTGGGAACAGATGCACGGTGCCCGGCTGCAGTTCATCTATCGCCGGGGTGCGCCGTCGCTGCTGGTGGCTGAGAACATGCGGGCGCGAACGGGCAAGCGGGGCGGCTTTGGCCATGGCAGTGCCTCGGCGCTGCGCACCGGGCGCGGGCTGGCTACCGTGGTGATGTTCGTCCTGGTGCCGCAGGTGAGCTTGAAGAAGCGCCTGGACGTGGATGCCGCCGCCGAGCGGTGGGCCGACGCGTTGCCGGGGCTGATCGTCGGAAATTGGAGTTCCTGATGGCTTCCATCCGTGAACAGATCCTCGCCGCCCTGTTGGTGCGGCTGGAAATGGTGCCGGATGCCACGGTCAAAAGGGAAGCGCCGCTGCCCGAGACGGTTCCCGCCGGTGGGCTGATCATCCTGCGCGATGGTGATCCCGGTGACCCCGAAGTGCTGCTGTCGCCGGTCACCTATCTCTGGGAACACCAGGCCGAGATCGAGGTCATCCTCCAGCGCGGCCAGGACGACGACAGTGTCGCCCTCGACACCTTGCTGATGGCGGTGGGGGAAGCCCTGGCTGCCGACCGTTCCCTCGGCGGCTTGGCCGAAGGACTGGACTGGGGCGCCCCCAAGACCTCGGGCCTCGCCATCGACGGGGCTGCTTCCTTACGCGGTGCCACGGTGGCCGTCACCATCCATTACAGCAGCCCCGATCCGTTGGGCTGATCCTTTCCAATCGGAGTTTCGACATGGGCAAGACGCGCGCTTACGGCGCCGATTGCGTGCTGCTGGCTGCCTTCGAGGCGAGCTACGGCGTGCCTCCGGCCGACGGCTACACCCGGTTGTCATTCAAGGACTGCGCCTTGGGCGCCGAGCGTCCGCTGGGCTACGACCCGTTGCTGGGCCAGGGCCGCGATGCCCAGGATCCCTACTACGAAGCCGTCAAGGACGAGGGCGATGTCGGCGTGCCGCTTGATGTGCGGGCGCTCGGCTTCTGGCTGAAGGGGTTGTTCGGCGCTCCCGTCACCAACGGCGATGCCGACACCGGCTTCACCCATGTGTTCACCTCGGGCCTCGACCTGCCCAGTCTGGCGCTGGAAATCGGCCACGCCAAGCTGGCGACACCGAAGATCTTCCGCCATGCCGGGGCCAAACTCGACAAGCTGTCCTTCGACATGGCCCGCTCAGGCGCGGCCAACGCCACCATCTCGGTGATCGCCCAGGGGGAAACCGAAACCGCCGCCACCATCGATGCCAGCACGACGACCTTCGCCCTGAAGCGATTCAGCCAGGGCAGCGGCACCATCCGGGTCGGTGGTGGCCAGCTGGCCAATGTGGTCGGCGGCAAGCTGTCCTTTTCCAACAACCTGGAGCGGGTTGAAACCATCCGTGCCGACGGCCTGATCGACGGTGTCGACGAGACCGAGGCCACCGCCGAGGGTTCGGTGGACATCCGCTTCGGCACCGACACCACGCTGACCGCCGCCATCGCCGCCGAAAGCCCGGTGGAGATGGAATACGGCTTCACCATTCCCGGCTCGGCCTTTGCCCTGACTTTCCATCTGCCCCGCGTGTTCCTGCCGAAAAAGAAGCAGGAGATCAAAGGCCCCGGCGGCATCCAGGCCAGCTACGACTGGCGGGCCGCCCGCGACCCGGTGGCGGGGTATCTGCTCCGCGTCACCCTGGTCAACGACGTGGCGGGGTATTGATCATGATCCGACTTTCTCTGCCGAAAGAACCCTACTGGATCGATCTGCCCCATGGGGTGCGGGTCTTCGTGCGCCCGCTGACCACGGCGGTGTACGAGGCCGCCCGTGCCCGAGGCTGGCGCATGGCCCGCGCCATCGCCGCCGAGCATGCCGATCTGAAAGCCGCCGGGGCCGACATCACCGGCCTGCCAGATCTGTCCGACGAGGACGCCCTGGCCGGGCTGTCGCAGATGCTGTTTGCCCAGGGGCTGGCCCGATCCGCCATCACCAAATGGGAGGGCGTGCTGGACGAGGCAGATGTCCCGGCGGAGGTTACCGATGCCGCCATCGCCGAACTGATGCAGTTGCCCCGCATGGCCGAGTCCTTCGTCGTCCAGTACACCGAAACCCATGAAGCGGTCATCGCCGAGGGAAACGTCTCCAGGCCCGCGCCGAATGGCACTTCGGCGGCGGGCCTGACTACTGCCGAGGCTGCGGTGGAAACTGCGACTGCCCCTATGACCGCAACGCCCCACTGACCGAATCCGGTTGGCAAGCTTGGGAATTGCTGACCGGGGCCATCGGCGCCATTCGCATTGGCCCGCGTGGCGGCATCACCGGCCTCGATCTTCCCGCCCTGCTGATCCAGGCCGAGGCGCTGGGCTACGACCAGCCTTTACTGGCGCGGCTGCTGCCTTTCGCCGAGCGGGGCATGGTGGCCGGTTCCGCCAAGGTTCAAACCGAGACCTGATCCATGGCCACCAAGTCCGTCTCCATCCGCCTGTCCCTGCAGGACGGCGAAACCGTCCGCCGTGCCC